ATTTCCATTGTTTTTCTTTTGAACTTTCTTTGCCATTAACACGTTAAGGGTTGTGTTGGCCATGTTTCGCTGGGTCATGTCCCCCTCCTTGCTTACCACTACTCTTTCTAGCAAGGCCTCTGAGCCCCCCTACGGGGGCTCAGTACTCTCTTAGAGCTCGACCCTATGGCCCTCCAAATCTTCATAATCTGAAGGGTCACCATAGTCTACATCCGCCATACGATGCCACAAGGGATGGCTCACAAAACCTGGAAAACCAGAAGCGCGAATCAGCGTATCCAGCTCCATGACGTCCCACTCAGACACTGCATACCTGGCTGCCATTGCCGCCAAGCACCCTGCAACATCCAAGCCAACATCCGTGGTCACACGAATCTTGTGAATCTCAGAGGGCAAGTCCTTTGACACAGCCACTTGACTCTTATACAAAGAGAACAAGGCGCCCAACACTGGGTAATTGTCCGGAACATGTCCATAACTGAGAGCAATCGAACGAGCATATTTTCGATATGCGACGATTGCTTCTTCTCCCTTATACACCACACAGGGATTCGTAAATCCCTTGCCGCACTTCACTGCTTGGGAAGGCAGTGGCATCCAGGAATACCCGAATGTCGAATAAGACGGCATCCACCACCCTTTCAAGAAGGTTGGATAAGATTGCATTGTGGGGAAAACTTGCAGCTTCGACATAAAACCCAACTCCAAGTGCATATCCGCTAAACAGACAAACACCGGGATTTTCATCTCATCTGCACGAAACACTGCATACACCATAGCACCTATGTTGCACACCGTGTTACCGAACGTGGTGTCAGGACCACCAGAAGGGCGTTGAAGTGGGGGCTGTATAACGGCCCGATACTTATAAGCTGGCATGTCTATCACACATTTCAACCCAAAGCTAGATCTTAAAATCTCCACTTTGTCAAGATGCATCGCAAAACAAGCCCGCAACACATCCAACTCAAACACTAAAGCATGAGCACCCTCCGTTCGATCATAACGGGAAAAATCACATTCACCGAAACGAACGACACCGTTCACTTTCTCCACAAACCAAAGATCATCACCAGCAAAGATAGCCGCAAGAGCATTCCCCGCTGATGACACCACTTTAGTTATTACATCCTCCATCCACTCATCCAGATCAGACGATGTGAGACCAGTTCCGATTTTGAACCAGCAATCATAAGAGCCCACTTCCCACGCAACAGTACAATTATACTTCAACCGCACCATAGCTTTCGCAATTGGTACGCCCAAAGCAGATTGTATCGTGGGGTCAATCGCCATAATCGCACGGGGCTTACAAAATCCACTCGGTTTCCGTAACAAAACTTCGTCAGATTTCATATGCGCACTCGTTCGAATACGTGGCAACTCACCCG